AAGATCTTGCGTTGCCTTTCTTAAAAATTTTGGGCCAACTATCACCAGAAGTTAACAAGCGTGATGGTAAATACGTCGAAGGCGCAGAACCAGGAAAAATCATAAATACTGTTACGAATGATTTGTATGACATGATTTCCGTAATTCCTTGCCATTACAAAAGACAGTACATTGAATGGGCAGACAGAGGTACCAGCACAGGTGCACCTGTAGCAATTCATGAAGCAGATAGTGATATTGTTAGTCAAACCACTAGAGGTAAAGACTACAAAGATAGATTACCAAATGGTAATTATCTTGATAACACTGCTAATCACTTTGTACTTGTGTTAGGTAATAATCCTCAGACAGCATTGATCTCTATGAAGTCTACTCAATTAAAAGTAAGTAGAAAGTGGAACTCAATGATGATGGGTATTAAAATGCAAGGTAAGAATGGTTTGTTTACTCCGCCTACTTACAGCCACATTTATAATCTATCTACTGTTCAGATGTCTAATGACAAAGGAACATGGTTTGGTTGGGATGTAACAAAGGTTGGTCCTGTCACAGAGAAACATGAGTATGACATGGCTAAAGCGTTTGCTGAATCTGTAGGTAAGGGTGAGATCCAAGCTAAACACGGTAGCGAAGAATCAACAAAAACTTCTTCTAATTACTAGAATCCTAGGTAGTGGGCGTCTAAGCGAGAGTGGAAACGCCCACTTTTATTTTGTATGATAGAAAGATTTAAAAATATATTTGAGGGATTAGACCGTGCACATGGTGTCACTTTAGTTGGTGAATCAAATGGTGACGGTAACAAGATTAAAGGTAAATCGTTTGTTAAACGAGAACCGGTTACAGATGATCTGTGGCAAAAACATTTAGATGGTAAAGATAGTTTAGGTGTTATACCAATTAACGATGACAACAAATGTAAATGGGGTTGTATCGATATAGATTCTTACGCAGGTTTTGATCACAAAAAATTAATAAACAAGATAAAACAATTTAACTTACCATTAATAGTATTTAGATCAAAGTCTGGTGGTGCACATGTATTTTTATTTACATCAGATTATGTATCAGCAAGTTTGATGCAAGATAAATTAAATGAGATTAGATCTGTGTTAGGTTATGGTGGATCAGAAGTTTTTCCAAAACAAAGAGAATTAAAATCAAAAGATGATACAGGAAATTTTTTAAATTTACCATACTTTAATTGTAGTCAAACAACAAGATATGCCTTTCTTGAGAACGGCGAAGCTGCTAGTATAGAAAGTTTTTTTGAACTATACGAAAGATATAAACAACAAGATATTAGCACAATAGAAATTAAAAGACCAGAAACTCCATTTTCAGATGGACCTCCTTGTATTGAAAGTTTAACTCAAAATAAATTAGAAGATGGTAGAGACAGAGTTATGTATCAATACATAATCTACGCTAAAAGAAAATGGCCAGAAAATTGGCAAGATAAAATTTTTGAGTTTAATTATAATTATTTTAAAATTCCTTTAGATCAAAAAATAATTGTAGGAAAAATAAAAACAAACGAAAAAAATGATTTTGGTTATAAATGTAATGAAGAACCAATGTGTGATGTTTGTGATAAAAAATTATGTAAATCTAGAAAATTTGGCATTGGACAAGAAGCAATCTTTCCTAATCTTACAGATCTACAGGTTGTTAATTTAGAGGAACCATACTATTACATGAATGTAGATGGTGACAGATTATATTTAGATTCAGCAAAACATTTAACAAATCAAAGTCTATTTCAAGAAGAATGTGTAAAACAATTACGATTGAATCCACCAACATTAAAAACAGGTGATTGGAAAAAACTTACTAATATACTTTTAAATGGAGCTGAAATAACAGAACCTGCAGAAGGAACTAGCACAAAAGATATACTTAAAAATTATTTAGAAGATTATTGTGTAAACAGAATACAGAAAGATGACTACGAAGATTTACGTAATGGTGGTACGTATACTAAAGATGGTTATCACCACTTTGTATTTGATAACTTCTTTAACAATTATCTATCAAGAAAACATTGGAAGGTGCCATATCAAAGAACATCGCAAATGTTAAAAGATAATTTAAACTGCACAACTAAACGTGTAGGTAAACATAAAATATCAGTATTTGTTGTAACACGATTCGACAAAAAAACAGAAACATACAAACCAAAAACATTTAAAAAGGAGAATTATTGATAGCAGCGATGGATCTATTGGCAATAACAATGTTTACTGCCCTTTGGATCTATCTTCACTTAATAACATAGGAGGTAAAATGGCAAAAAGAGAAAAGTTTTCAATATTTGGTAGACACCCTGATACAAAAAAAGGTTGTTATGAATTTATGCAAAAAAAGAAAAAAGAATGGGGAGTTGATTATTTTTTGAATGATGAAGAAATAAAACACATGAAAGATTTAATGAGTAATTATTATTACACTCCATTAGAACAAGCTAAACACCTTGTTCAAGGTAAATGGCAAGATACAAAAGATAAGATAAAATTTATTTCTATACAATATGGACCTATTTTTTACGAACCTAGATTTGAATTTTACAATACTAATCCATATACTGCGGGTTTTTCTAAACTTGATATGATTACGGGAGAGGAGATAGAGCAAGAAAAACATCAAATGTGGGATTTTTCTGTTGCTAGATGTATTTGTTTTGGTGGAAGTGGTATGGTTCATGAAAGTTTACCTCCAAAACCAGCAGTCATTGATGCTTTAAGAAACTCTATAGCTGCTGATAAATTACAATGGAAAAGAGATCAAGGTTATACTGCAAGAAATAATCAAAGAAAAGATGCTCATCACATTGATGGTAAAGAATTTAAAACAATTTATTTAAAATTTTTAAACACCATTCAAAAATCAGAAGAAGAATTTATATCGATGTTATATCCCACACATGGTGATTTTAACACTGCAAAAATATCTTACATTGGAATGATGAATAACGGAATAGGTTGGAATTTTAAAAAAGAAGATGAAAAAATAAAAAAAGCTTGGGTTCAATTTCACAATAGAAACGCTAGCTATGAATTAATTGATCCTGCTTCACACAGATCAATAACATCAGAAGAAACAAAATTTAATACAGACATAAGGAATTTATTAAAATGAGAAGAATAATATATGGACCACCAGGTACAGGTAAAACACATACATTACTTGGACACATAGAAAGTTTTTTAGAAACAACACCACCAGATCAGATAGGTTATTTTACATTTAGTAAAAATGCTGCGGGAGAAGGTAAACAAAGAGCTGTAGATAAATTTAAATTATCTTACGATGATCTGCCATATTTTCAAACACTACATTCATTTTGTTTTAATCAGTTAGGTATAAATAAAAATCAAGTGATGCAACCTAAACATTACAAAGAGCTATCTGAAAAAATGGAAATAGAATTAGAGTTTAATCAAAAGCAAGACGAGGATTACGATGGTGTGTTTTATTCTACAGACCCATACATACAAATGATAAACTTAGCACGATCAAAAGAATTAGATCCTATAAAGTTTTATCATCTTGCAAACAACTCAAAGATATCACTAAACAAATTACAAATAATTGTAGAAGAACTAGAAAGATACAAAGAACAAAATGGTATGTTTGTTGATGAAGCACAAGATTTAAGTTTAACACAATGGAAATTAGTAAAAAAAATAGAGGAGAGATCACAAGACTCATACATATCAGGTGATGATGACCAAGCTATATACAAATGGAATGGTGCACACGTAAATACATTTATAAATCTAGAAGGTGAAAGAACTGTGTTACAACAATCACAACGGGTCCCACAAAAACCTTTTGCATTAGCAAACAAATTAATCAAACGAGTTACAAACAGAGTAGAAAAAGAATGGTTACCAAAAGAAGAAGAGGGATCTGTACAACGATGTAATACTTTACATGACATAAACTTTAAACATGGTAAGTGGCTAGTGTTAGCACAAGCTAACTACATGTTACCAGAGATAGGCAACATACTTGATGAAAAAAATTTATATTGGCAAAGAAGAAATTCTACACCTGCAATAAAAAATTTATATACAATTATACAAAAATGGAATGACTTAACAACAGGTATACCTTTATCGTATAGTGATTGTAAAAAAATATTTAATAAAATGAGTAAAAACTGGGATAAAAATTTATTTAAAGCTATGCCTAAAGATATGTTCTATGACATAGATATGTTAAAAGATAAATTTGGATTACAAACAGAAGCTGCATGGTATGAGGCTTTAGATGAATTAGGTGATCAACATATAACAAAAATTAGAAAATTAATAGATTCTGGTGAGGACTTAACTAAAAATCCTAGAATAAAAATATCCACGATACATGGTGTCAAGGGTAATGAAAGAGAAAATGTAGTTGTGACTACAGACTTAGCCGGTGCAGCGTTTGATGAGTATCAAAAAAACTCTGATGACATGAACAGACTATTCTATGTTGCATGCACAAGAACAGAAAGAAACTTATACATAATCGAACCACAAACAAGAAAGGCTTATAATCTATGACAAACAAAGATATATTCGATGAAACGTTTCCAAAAGATAGACAAGTAGGTGGTGATCACTACGCTTCGTTTTTAATTCAACCTTGGACGTTTATAAGAACAAATGAACTTAATCCATTTCAAGCAAACGTAATTAAATATGTTTGTAGATATTTAAATAAAAATGGTGTAGAAGATCTAGAGAAGATCAAACACTATTGTGATTTGGAGATTGAACATTTGAAAGATAAAAAGAAAAAATGAAACCTATATTTAAACCACAGACAGAGTGGATACCACCCGAGTCTTTTCCTGATCTATCAAAGTATGATGAGATTGCAATTGACCTGGAGACAAAAGACCCAGAACTAAAAATAATGGGTTCTGGATCTGTAACCGGTAAAGGAAACATAGTAGGTATAGCTGTAGCTGTGCATGATTGGGCAGGGTACTATCCTATACGTCACGAAGGTGGTGGTAACATGGATCATGGAATGGTTACGAAATGGTTTTCAGATGTCTTAAAAACACCTGCAACAAAGATATTTCACAATGCTATGTACGATGTGTGTTTTTTAAGGGCTGAAAGGTATGAAATACAGGGTACTATCGTAGATACCATGATTGCTGGCTCTCTCGTGGACGAGAATCGCTTTCGATACGATTTAGGTAGTTTGGGTCGGGATTACGTCGGAATAGGCAAAAATGAGGCTGTATTGAAGGAAACTGCGGACCATTGGGGTATCGATGCCAAGTCTGAAATGTATAAACTGCCTGCAATGTATGTAGGTGAATATGCAGAGCAAGATGCAGTGTTGACGTACAAACTTTGGCAAGAAATGAAAAAAGAAATCATGAATCAAGACATAGAAGATATTTTTAATCTTGAAACAGAACTATTTCCATGTCTTGTTGATATGAGATTTTTAGGTGTGCGTGTAGATATGGATGCAGCTCACAAACTAAAACAAGAATTAGTTGCTGAAGAGAAACAATGTCTACAGCAAGTGTACAAAGAAACTGGTATTGATGTACAGATATGGGCAGCGAGAAGTATTGCTGAAGTATTTAAAAAAAGAAACTTACCATTTGAACGTACAGCCAAGACAGGTGCACCAAGCTTTACTAAAAACTTTTTACAAAATCAAACTGATCCTGTTGTAAAAGCAATTGCACATGCAAGAGAGATAAACAAATCACATA